GTAAATGGCTTATCGTCAGGATTACCCCAACAGCAATTACCCCTGGGCCATCCATGTACTTTCCGTACTCTTCCGTTAACAACGTGAAGTAATCCCCAGCCGGGAGGTAAATCCTCAACTGAAATAATTTCCGGCTCACTAATAAAGAATCGCCAGTCGCCCATGCCAAGTGAGGGATTTTTACGGAAACGCTTTTTTCTATCTGCCAACAAGTCAGCACGAGAACACTTCGCCTCTATCAGGCATGATGCTGAATTTCTGAATCCCATAGCATCTGGCTGTTCTCCGGTACTGGTTACAGCAACAAAGCGGTCATGAAAGCAAACCTTGAACCCGTTGCGCTTAAGGAACTTGTACGCAATCTGACAGAGTTCGTGGTGTGTTAACGCCATATCACTCTCCTTTGATGCGAATGTCAGCGACGCGTAATGCGTGTTCTAGGTCAATCAGGTAAAGCCAACAGCCATTTTCTTTAGGTATCATGACTTGTCGCTCATCTGCATTTATCGGGTGTCCATATCGAAGGTCGTAGCGAGTCGGTAATTGAACTTCCCGCGCTTCCAGTTCAGCAATACGCTTGCACCCATCAGAGATAACTCCCTCGTAATACTCGCGCTGCTCGTTGAGTTTTGATTTTGTCTCCTCAAGCTCAACGCGCAGCTTCCCAACCGTAAGCGCAATATCCTCGTTCTCCTGGTCGCGGCGTTTGATGTATTGCTGGTTTCTTTCCTGTTCATCCAGCAGTGCCAGCACGGTTTCTGGTCCGGTCAGAAATTTGAAGGCGTTGAGCGCATCAATATCCACACCGTAATCTTTAAGTTCCTGTTCACTTAACAAGTCATCATCAGCTGGCAACATTAACAGGCGTTCCATTGCTGGAATTGCACGTTCCGCCACCTCACGCAGTGCCTGGTAATTAATTTCGCTCACTGGTTGCCTCCTTTGCGAAGCTGGGCAGCAAAGTCAACTAACCACTCAGTCATTTCAACCTTCCCTACCAAGTCTGAACCAGGGTACATACAGCAATCACTCTGCGCCGCTTTGAAATCCTTATACTCATATTCTTGGGCCACCAGATTTTTTGCAGCTTCTATAGCAGCATCCACCCCCTGCGCCCGGACTTCAGCCAGGAAAGCATCAGTGGTTGGCGTTTCAGGTATCTGTCTCCTCATCCGTTCTATTGCATGATTGAACCCGAAGTCTTCCGCGAGAGATACGTCATCCATATTGTCATTGTCATCTTCAATATCCCGTGATTCTGGAATTGCAGACTTTATTCCCGCATTCTCCGCTGCCAGCGCCGCGCACTTGGCCTCAAGAGCGGCAACCACTTCCTGATGGTCTTTGTACTTAACGTATGAGCCGGAGATGTCATCACCTTCGGTGTTTAGCCATGCGTCATTGCAATTCACTGCGTAGGTTCTGATGCTCATGTTGATGCTCTCCCGCCCCTGACAGACGCCAGGCCAGTCAATAAAGTATCCGCACAATGCCTACCCTCAGACGTGCGCGCAGGATAAATGCCGTTATGACCCGGCAAAATATATGCTACCCATTCATCTTGCGTTGCCTGTTCCGCCGCCTCGCGCAGTGCCTGATAGTCAATCTTGCTCACTGGCAGCCTCCTTTGCCGGGATTTCTAACTTTTGAGTGGTTGTATCAAATTCAAACAACTTAACCACGTCATCAAACAGGACATAATCACCATCAGGATTTTCAGTCATATCTGCGCCACAATCCTGACCGCACGAGTCGCAACCATCCATATCAAGCTCGTATCGCTTCAGGTTTGCGATATTTGATAAATTCAGCGCCAGTACAGCCAGGTCATAAACCTCTTCGGCAGTGACATCGCTGTTCAGTCCCATTTCATGGCGATATATGATTTTTTCTACTCGTTGTTTTGTGATCGTCATTTTTCTCTTCACTCCGATATACAAGGATTACTACCCCCCCTCTGCTGATTGCGCGAGCTGGATCCCCTGGTTCCATGCCGTCAATTCCGAAGGCTTCGGAAAACGCATTCATTGCCTTCTGGCGTTCATCCTGCTTACGGCGTTTATTCCATTTTTTCAGGAACAACAGCGACAGCCACCGTCCGCTGCAGAACACGATGTAAAAATAACCAAGGAGCGCCAGGCCGACATTCAGGGCCGTTTCTATGGTTAGTTGTGAGTCAGTTGCCATTTCTTACCTGTTTAAGTAACTGGTTGAACATAACACTTAGGGGATTGCTGTATCCAAACGGCAGATTGTTTACGCAGTACAGAATCATTTTGTTTTTTTCTCCAGTTCGTACTATTAACCCATTCCACAATAACCGTGATAATTCATTACTGATAGAAGTTGCGCTTCTTCCAAGTGCGAGGGATATATCTTCTCTACTGCAATCTGGATTTTCCTGGATATACTCGATAACGGTCATGTGGTCCCTTTTACTTAATATCTGTTCGGATTGCATGCCATGAGCATTCATTTCGTTAATAATTTCATCCAGAAGGATTTCAAGCCCTTCTCGACCCATATCTGAAAGAATGAAACCTTTATCAGGGGAAGTAGTGAGCATTTTCTGATAAAGAAACAGCGCTCTTCCCATTCCTTCAGCTTCGCCGTATTTTTGAATTAAATTCCATTCAATATACTGTTGTAAGGCAAATCGAATGGGGCCGGGATATATCGTCATAAACCCATACATCCCGTTATATACCACGGCGTGTTCAGTTGTTCCGTGTTCATTCAGGATATCAATTGTGCCGTTCTTGTCTTCTTCTTCGTTGATGAATGTCGTCACATACAACCATCGCCACTGAGCAACCTTCATCTCAACCGGAAGTTTACCCAGTAATCCTGCTTCGTCGGCTTGCGCCAGACACTGAAGGATACGTAAACCTCGCACATTAGGAGTATCGAATTCTCCGGCATCCAGACGACGTATGGCGTCGTGATAATCAATCGTCATACTGCCAGTTCGTATACCATTGGCTGTTGCTTCAGCCTGGAATTCATCGTATTGCATGATATTTATTCCTCATCTTCATCTTCATCTGCTGGTGCAATAACGTCATATCCTGCCTTTTCTGCAATAAACAGGAATGTTGAAAGAGTTCCTACAAGTTCATCGTCATGAACATGGCGAATGAATATTACTTTCCCGTTTTTGATGGTCAGCAATATTCTGGTTTGTTCGTGTTCTGCTGTTTTCTGATGCATTATTATCTCCCGTATGCTTTACGCAGAAATAAGCAGGCAATATGCATGTAATTTTCACCGTATTGTGCAATAAGGCAGGCGGTCTTGTGTGATGCCATATTCTTTATAAAAGTCACAATAAAGCCTCCTGTGGATTAAGGTTGTAACAATCCCCGGCGATAAAACCGCAATAAACGTTCAGGGCATATTTGTTGTTATTGCGCTAATTCTTTTTCGGCAGCAGCTTTTGTATACTCACATGCAAAACTCAGAATTTCGCTGCCGAGTGTTTTCGTTTCGTGATTACTGGACATATGTAATACCTGTGTTGCATGCAATAAATGATAAACATTTACCGCAAATGAATCAGGCTCCAGACAAATGCCTTCGTAATTATCTTGCTGTGAGGTTGTTTCTGTCATTGCTCCTGAAGTGCATGCGAGCCTGTTTTTGACAATTCTCTTTTCTCTAATCACTATATCGGCAACATCTATTGCCTTTACAACCTCCGGGAGAAGTTCCGGGTTTGTATAATCAAAGTCATCAACATGGAGAACAGTTATGTTTTCGAACTTTTTCATGGCTTCCTCAGCTGACTTATATGTTCTGCTATATAGCGAGTCTCAGAAGTGTTTTCATATTGAGACTGTTTCCGCAATGATTGATAAAAATGTTCGCATGTACCTTGAAGGGCGAAGCGGCGATTATGTCACCATTGGTATTGGTTCTTCCGCAGAAGAGCTTCGCGAGATAAGGGGCAAACTTGTTGAGATGCGTCATGGTGTTGCTGCTCCTCACTTTTTGGTTGCTCCGGAGGAGTAACCTCACCAGTTAACAGGCACATCGGATCGCAGCCAAGAATATTTGCCAGTGGGATAAGCATACTGATAGTTGGTTCATACTCTCCGCTCTCCCACTGGATGATAATTTCTTCATCGAGATCGAGCAGCCTGGCGAGTTCGGCGGTTGTTAAGCCGCAGGCTTCGCGTTGGGTGCGAAGACGGTTGTTGATTGCAGAATTTTTGTTCTGTAAAAGCATTGCTGACGATAGCTTTCTGGATATGCTATTTGTCATATCCCATGCCAGTCCTGCGCATGACTCTATATCGCTAGAGAGCGTAGCATCAGGTGTTGCTTTTGCTATTAGTGTAATGAGGCTGCCGAGGTTTTTCAGTTCTTCGAGACAGTCAAGAGTTGTAGCTTTATTGATCATGAGATGATACCTCAGTTACGAACTTTGTTTTATGGTAACTAAGGTATCAAGGTGTGGCAAGTGATTTTTGATACTTTGGTTTCTTTTTGTGTTTTGTGTCTGGTCAGAAAATATCCCATCTGGCATCAACCACAACACCTACTATTTCGCAATCATTGTCCATTTCTATGATTGGATATTGTGGATTAAGGGGCTTTAGAAACGCCTTTCCCATGTCAGAAATATATTTTTTGAATGTTGCTTCATTGGTGGATTTTTTTCTGGCGATGACGTAACACCCTGAAAAAACTTCTTTATCTGGGTTGACAAGGATCGACATTCCTTCAGGAAATGTTATTCCTACGGGCGAAGTCATTGAGTCTCCGTGCACTTCCAGCCAGAACCCCCTCTCACCAGCGTATTTTACAGAATGCCTCCAATTATCCTGATCATACATGTTGTAGTCATCACCAGAAGTTGCGAATAATCCTGCCTGAACCCAGTTAATTACAGGGTAAGAGTGTGCTGTGTCTCTCTGTGGGCAGCTCTTAACATTATTTTCCCAATGCTTATCTTTTTCATCTCCGTTCTGAAGCCACTGCGGTGAACACCGCAGTGCAGCTGCAACTTTAAAAAGGGTGTCACCGTTGAAACTTTTTGTAAGGCCTTGCTCGGCTTTACTTATTGCAACTCTGGTGACCCCAGCTTTTTTAGCCAACGCATCTTGTGTTAACCCAGCTTTTTGCCGTGCGTTGATGAGACGTTCACCTAAAGACTTCATTTTTCTTCTCCTCTCATGGCTGTTGATACTAAAGTAACAGAATTTCTTGATACTTTGGGTTCCTGTGGTTAACATCGTTGGATAACAAAGTATCTGGTGTGAGACTAAAGAATGACCCTTTATGAAATATTAAAAATTCAATTTAAAACCAATGCCGCTATTGGTCGCAGGTTCCCAAAGAAAGGAAGGCCTCGTGGCAGTCAAGGTGTTGGAAAGTGGAAAACGCGAGGTGTTCCGGAGGATGTTGCCATTCTTTGTCATCTGGATCCGAGCATTCCATATACACACCCAAGTCTAGCGAATACAGAAGATGACAAGCCCACAGGAGACCAACAATGAACACCGCAATTTTTAACGGCAAAGCATCCATGACCAGCGTTGAGATCGCAGAGCTGGTGGG